CACGAGACTTTGCGATACGTTCAGCATTCTGCGGAGTTCCACCGATGGAGCGATGAACGTATCGCAAAGTCTCGTGACCACCTTGCCAGTATTCGCCACCTCACAAAGCCTTGGCACGCATCCGCGGAAGGACTCGCCAAGCACAGGGAGGCTGGGGCGCTGGCTTACAGGAACTTCAAGCCAGAGGCCAAGCACTGCCAACAGTGCCGACAAGAGTTTCTGCCAAAGAAAATTGGCAACACCGACAGATTCTGTGGAAACGCCTGCAAGTCCGCATGGCGCAGAAGCGCGGGCCTTGATGACGTTGAGCGAACTTGCCCTGAATGCGGAAAGCAATTCATGCGGAACAAGTACAGCCGAGCCGCGGCTTGTTCGCGGTCATGTGGTAATCGTCACCGCGGCAGGACAATCAAGGCGCGTGTACGACCTGACAGTGGAAAATCACCATGAGTTTGTGGCCGGCGGGGTGCTTGTTTCAAATTGCTTAGACGCGCTCAGGTACGCGCTGGAGGGCGTTCGCCGCATTCAGCACACCAAGCCGCAGAAGGTCGTGATTTTGCCGACCGCATCCCGCTGGTAGACAATCGCCCCAAACGTGAGGGCATCATGGCCAGACTTTCCACTTCTCAGCGGCTGGCGCAGATCCATTCGGATGCGATGGCCGAGTTCGACCGCATCCAGTCCGCACTGAAGGACGAGCGGCAGCAGTGTCTGCAAGACCGGCGCTTTTACAGCATTGCCGGCGCTCAGTGGGAAGGCCCAATCGGGCAGCAGTTCGAGAACCGCCCGAAGCTGGAGGTCAACAAGGTAGCGCTGGCCGTCACTCGCGTCATCAGCGAGTACCGCAACAACCGCATCACGGTGGACTTCGTTGCCAAGGACGGCTCGCCCAATGACGGGCTGGCCGATGCCTGCGATGGCCTGTACCGGGCGGACGAGAAGGACTCTGGCGCGGAGGAGGCATACGACAACGCCTTCGAGGAAGCCGCGGGTGGCGGGTTTGGCGCGTGGCGTCTGACCACGGTGTATGAGAACGAGGGCGACCCGGACGATGACCGGCAGCGCATCCGCATCGAGCCGATATTCGATGCCGACAGTTGCGTTTTCTTCGACCTCGACGCCAAGCGGCAGGACAAGGCCGACGCCACGTGTTGCTATGTGCTGTCCGCGATGACGCCGGAGGCGTACAAGGCCGAGTGGAACGAAGACTCGTCCACGTTCCCGAAGGATGTGACGCAGACCGAGTTTGATTGGTACGCGCCCAACGTGGTTTACGTTGCGGAGTACTACAAGGTCGAGGAACTCACCGAAACCATCCGCATCTTCAAGCTGCTGGACGGCAGCGAGGTGCGGCACGGTCCTGCGGACTTTGAGAACGATCCAGAACTGGAATCCTTCTTGGCTGCCACTGGCGCAGAGGAAGTCCGCAAGCGCCGAGTCAAGCGCAAGCGCATCCGCAAGTACGTCCTCAGCGGAGCCAAGGTCCTCGAGGATATGGGTTACATCGCCGGCGACATGATCCCCATCGTGCCGGTTTACGCAAAGCGTTGGTTCGTGGATAGCGTTGAGCGATGCATGGGCATCGTCCGCTTGGCGAAAGACCCGCAGCGCCTGAAGAATATGCAGTTGTCCAAACTGGCAGAAATCAGTGCGCTGTCCTCGGTTGAGAAGCCCATCCTGACCCCCGAGCAGATTGCCGGCCATCAGGTCATGTGGTCCGAGGACAACCTCAAAAACTACCCGTACCTGCTCATCAACACCATCACGGACCAGAACGGCAATCAGGTGGCAGCGCCGCCGGTCGGCTACACGCGGTCCAGCGCCATCCCGCCGGCAATGGCGGCCCTGCTGCAAATCACTGAGCAGGACATCAACGACGTTCTCGGCAACCAGCAGAACGGCGAGCAGATGGTCAGCAACGTCTCCGGCCAGACGGTCGAGATGATTCAAAACCGACTGGACACTCAGACGTACTTGCTCTTGAGCAACTTTGCCAAGGGCGTCCGCCGGTCTGGCGAGATTTGGCTGTCGATGGCCAAGGACGTTTACGTCGAGGCCAAGCGCAAGATGAAGTCACTTGGCTCGCAAGACCAAGTGACCACGGTTGAGTTGCAGCGCCCGACCATCAACGACAAGGGCGAACTGGTGCTGGAGAACGACCTGAGCCGCGCCTCGTTCGATGTGAACGTGGAAGTCGGCCCGACCTCGAGCAGCAAGCGGGCGTCCACGGTGCGCTCGTTGACGGCCATGATTGCCGTCTCGGACGATCCGGAAACCCGCGCCGTCCTCCAGGCAATGGCGCTGATGAACCTCGAGGGCGAGGGCATTGCCGATATCCGCGACTATTTCCGCCAGAAACTGCTGATGATGGGCGTGGTGAAGCCGACCGAGGAAGAGGCTGCGAAGCTCGCTGAGATGGCGCAGAACCAGCAGCCTGACCCGCAGGCGGTCTACCTACAGGCCGCCGCCGAGCAGGCGCTGGCAGAGGCAACCAAGGCCCGCGCCGACACCGTGCTGACTGCCGCCAAGGCCGAGCAGGCCAAGGCCGTCACGCTCAAGACGGTTGCCGAGACGGACGCCGCGGAGCAGAAGCAGGCACTGGAAGTCATCGACCGCTTTGGCGTCAACCGCCAGGTGCAGTTGCCGGAAGGCAGCGAGGTTGACCAGTTGCTCCAAGCGTACGCGCCGCAGGTGCAGTGATGGCGCTGACCCGCCAGCAACTTGAGCAACAGTTGGTTGCCGCTCATCGCAGCGGTAACGTGCAGGCCGCGCAGCAGGCCGCCTACGCCATCCGGGCGTACGACCAAGCGCCGCTGTCGGCTCAGGTTCCAAGCGTCAATGCGCCGCCGCCCATCGAGCGCGTGCCGAAGCCGACCTTTGGGTCGTGGCTTGGCAACGTCGGCATTGGTTACGGCGAGGAACTGGGCAGACAGGTCCGTGACATTGGCGGCATGGTTGAGCGTGGCGTTTCTGCGTTCGCACAAGATCCGCTGAAGGCATCAGCCGCGGCGTTCATGTCCGTCCTTGAACCAGCACGGCAGAGCTTTACGCAGCCCGTGCAGACCGCCAAGGACGTTGGCGCTGGTGTCGTTGAGACTGGCCGGCAGATGGCTACGCAAGCGCAGTCTGGCCCGATTGGGCTGGGTGGCGTGATGGGTCAACTTGGCGGGTTGCCGGGGCCTGATATGCCGGGTCGCCGCAAGCCGACGATGGCTGAACTGGATGTGTACCACGGCACGCCGCATACGTTTGACCCTGAAGAGGGTGCGCCGCTTGGCAGGTTCCGGTCGCAGAAGATTGGCACTGGCGAAGGGGCGCAGGCTTACGGGCATGGTCTGTATTTGGCTGAAGAACGCAAAACCGCTGAAGGTTATGCGACAACGCTCGCCAACAGAGATGCAGCAAATCAAAACAGATTGAATGCTCACGCCAATGCCCAGCGTCTTGCAAACATTGCAGGGGACCCTCAGTTTGCTGCAGATGACATTCGTTATGCATTGGAAGCAAATCCGGATCATCCGCAAAAAGAATTGCTGACAGACACTTTGCGATTCTTAGAGTCTGGAAATTACAAAAAACCACTCGAAAATACGGGAAATGTTTACACGGTAGACCTGCCCGACGCTAAGATTGAGCAAATGCTTGACTGGGATAAGCCGTTTGCAAAGCAATCAGAGTATGTAAAGCAAATCATCAAGGACTCTGGCCTGTACAAAGAATATAAAGCCAACCTTTCTGACTTTGCGACACCAATGGCTACACGAAACAAAGAGTTTCGTGGTGAGAACTTTTTGGCGTTTGTTGAAAACAAGTTCCAATCTGAAGCTCGTCAAAAAGTCAGAAATGGTGAGTTGATAGAAGATACAAGCAGGTACGGAGCAGTAAAGGCCGCAGAGTACTTGCAATCACTTGGCATCCCCGGCATCAAATATCTTGATGCAGCAAGCCGTGCCGAAGGAAAGAAGACCCGCAACTTCGTAGTGTTCCCCGGCGAAGAGCAGAGCCTGACGGTGCTTGAGCGGAATGGGGAGAGGGCGCAGGTTGCGCCGAAGGCGGCGGCGCCTGCCAAACCCCGCATTGCCACTTAGTTCTCCGGTGGCGGCACGGTGGAAAGCGCCCTGCCAAACCATGAACGGGTGATGGCTGCCGAGTACAACCCGCAGATCAATGAGCAGGCCAACAAGACGTTTGGCACTTCGTTCCCGGCGCGTGATGTGAACAAGATTGACCCGCAGGAACTGAAGGCCGCAAAGCCTGACCTGTTCCATGCCAGCCCGGTCTGCAAGAACTTCTCTGCCGCCAAGACCATGCGCGGAGCAACGGAATTGGACCGCGAAAGCGCCCAGTCCGTAGCCAATGCCATCCGGGTGGCAGCGCCTCCGGTCGTGACCATTGAGAACGTGCCTCAGTACGCTGACACTGCGCTGTTCAAGCACATCACTGATGCGCTGGATGACAAGGGCTACAAGTGGGATGTGGTCATCCACGATGCCGCCGACTACGGTGCGCCGCAATCCCGCAAGCGGATGCTGCTGCGAGCCGTGCGCGAGGGAGAGTTGCCGCCTCTGCCGCCCAAGACTGGCGGCAAGGACTGGTACGCTGCCGTCTCGGACCTGCTGCCTGATGCTCCGGATGCGGTCATCCCGCCCGTTGAGCGCCGCCGACTGGATGACATGATTGCCGCCGGCAAACTTGACCCCAGCAAGCCAATCATCACGATGGGCGGCAGCGGGTTCAAGGGAACCTGGGCGGCTGCCAATGCCGGTGGAGTTGCGCCGACGCTCAAGGCCGCCAACGAGAAGCCGCGAGTCATCATGCCTGATGGCACGGTCAAGACCGTCACCGGGCGGATGATGGCGCGACTGATGGGCTTGGGCGATGACGTTCCGGTTCCGGAGAACCAGACGCTGGCCAAGACCGTGCTGGGCAATGGCGTATCGGGTGACGTTACCAAGGCGCTGATTGCGCCGTTGCTCAACAGAACAAAGTGATTTTGCACTGACCGTGCAGTCGGGCGGAAAATCCGCCCAAAGGGTTCCGGTTCCCTTCCAAACCGAGTTGAGGGGTCACAATGCAACTGGCAGATGAGATTGATTCGACCGTCCCTGACGCGCCGGCTGATGAAGCCAATGCTCCCGAGGGTCTGAGTGCCGAGACGGCAGCAGACGCCACCGAGCAGGCGACCGAGGAAGAGATTGTTGTCTCAATTGGAGAGGAATCGCCACCTCCAGAGGAACAGACCCGTGCGCCCGAATGGGTACGCGAGTTGCGAAAGAGCCACCGGGAACTGCAACGCCGGAACCGAGAGCTTGAGGAAAGGGCCAAGGTCACTGCGGTGGAACAACCACCGGCAGTCGGCAAGAAGCCTACCCTTGAAGACCTCGACTACGATGCGGAGCGGTACGAGGCAGCACTGTCGAGTTGGTACGACCAGAAGCGTCGGGCTGACGAGGCAGCAGCAAAAGCAAGGGAGGCCGCCGCGGCACAAGACCGCGCCTGGCAGTCCAAGCTGGACGCTTACGGCAAGGCGAAAGCCGAGCTGAAGGTGCGAGACTACGAGGACGCTGAGGCTTACGCCCAAGAGACGTTCTCGATCACGCAGCAAGGCGTCATGTTGCAGGGTGCTGAGAATCCCGCGCTGGTCATCTACGCGCTCGGCAAGAACCCGACCAAGGCCAAGGAACTGTCCTCAATCACCGACCCCGTCAAGTTTGCCTTTGCCGTTGCCAAGCTGGAAGCCCAGTTGAAGGTGACGCCGCGGAAGGCGCCCCCGGCTCCGGAGCGGACTGTGCGAGGCACAGCGCCAGTTTCGGGAACGGTCGATTCAACATTGGAACGCTTGCGAGAAGAAGCAGCCCGGACGGGTGACATGAGAAAGGTCATGGAATACCGCCGGCAGCAGAAATCGCGGGTCAAGTAACCTCAACATTTTCGGAGATTTAGATCATGGCTAATGCATTTTCGAAGGAAGAGCGAGTTGCCTTTGAGGACATCCTCGAGGGCTTCCAGGACGCGCTGGTGCTGTCGCGCAACGTCAGCATCTACAACACCGATCAGACGATGATGGAGCGCACCAACAACGTCATCTGGCGCCCCGAGCCGTATGTCATGCAGTCGTTCAGCGGCACTGACATGACGTCGAACTTCAAGGACGACACGCAGCTTGCCGTTCCCGCCACCATCGGCTTCAGCCGTTCGGTTCCGTGGGTGCTGACGGCCACCGAACTGCGCGACGCCTTGCAGGAAGGTCGCCTCGGTGACGCTGCCAAGCAGAAGCTGGCCAGCGACATCAACGTGGCCATCAACAACGTGGCTGCCCTTCAGGGCACGCTGGTGGTCAAGCGCACGACCGCTGCCTCGGGCTTTGATGACGTTGCCCAGTGCGACGCCATCATGAACGAGACGGGCGTTCAGCAGTACGACCGCTACCTAGCGCTCTCGACCCGCGACTACAACGGCATGGCGAACAACCTGTCGGCGCTGTCGCGTTCGTTCGGCAACACCAAGACCAACAGCGCTTATGAGCGTGCCTATGTTGGCCCGGTGTCGGGCTTCGAGACGTTCAAGATGGACTACGCCTACCGCAAGGCTGCCGCCCTCGGTGGTGGTTCGCTGACCATCGATACCCGTGACGCTGCCGTCAACTACTACACGCCGAAGGCGACTTCGACGGCTGGTACTGGCGAAACCAACAACGTGGACAACCGTTACCAGACGGTCACTGTCTCCAGCACCACGAACGTGGCCGCTGGCGATGCGTTCACGATTGCCGCGGTCAACAACGTCCACGCCATCACGAAGCAGGACACGGGTCAGCTCAAGACCTTCCGCGTCATCTCGGTCACGAACTCCACCACGATGGTCATCAGCCCGCCCATCATCAGCAACCAGGTTGCTGCCGATGCGTCGGCCCAGTACCAGAACTGCGTGGTGAACACGAAGTCCGCCACTTCGGCCATTGTGTTCCTGAACACCGTGTCCGCTCCGGTCAACGTGTTCTGGCAGAAGGACTCGTTGGAAATCCTGCCGGGTCGCTACGCGGTCCCGACGGATGCCGGCGCTGCCGTGATTCGTGGCGCGACGGATCAGGGCATCGAGCTGGTGATGACCAAGCAGTACGACATCAACACGATGAAGACCAAGTACCGCTTGGACACGCTGTACGGCGTGGTCAACAAGCAGCCCGAGATGTCGGGGATTTTGATTTTTTCACAAACCTAATAGGTTTCGGAGGAGGCGGGTTCCTCGCCTCCTTCGTGATGTACCCCACAGCAGCCCCCGCTGCTACTTTGAGGGGCGGCGTAAAACCCGCCCCATTTTTCGGAGAGCATCATGCCGATGAAGAAGGGTTACTCCTCTAAGACCATTTCCACCAACATCGGCAAGGAGATGAAGGCCGGCAAGCCGCAGAAGCAGGCTGTTGCAATGGCGCTGTCCTCCGCTCGCAAGGCCGCGGTCGCCGCTGGCAAGCCGGGTAAGGTCAAGCCTGCGCCCAAGAAGGGCAAGTAATGGAATTTCCACGCTCTCTGTTCAAGAGTCCCGGCGACCAGTGGGTCGGCGGCGGCTCGTTTGCCATCGAACACGTTGAGGACTTGGCGCAGTATCATGCCGCCAAGAAGGCCGGCTGGTTTGACTCCGTTGGCGAGGCACTGGAAGCGTGGAAGTCGGGCAAGGTCGCTGAACCCGAGGACAACGCGCCGCCCACTCGCGCTGAGATGGAGCAGCGGGCCAAGGAGATTGGAATCAAGTTTGACGGTCGAACCACTGACGCCGCGCTGTTGCGGAAAATCTCCGAGGCATAGCGATGGCCTATACGAAGCGTCAGTTCGTGATTGCCGCCCTCGAGGAAATCGGGCTGGCGTCCTACATCTTTGACGCGCAGCCGGAGCAATTGCAATCGGCGCTGGTGCGGCTTGATGCCATGATGGCCAACTGGAACGGCAGGGGCTTGCGCTTGGCGTATCCGCTGCCTGGCACGCAGGGCGCGTCCTCGCTTGATGAAGATACCTCGGTTCCGGACTCGGCCAACGAGGCCATCATCACGAATCTTGCCGTGCGCCTAGCGCCGTCCTATGGCAAGACGGTATCGCCTGACACCAAGGCGATTGCCAAGGACGCTTACAACCTGCTGCTGTCTCGCGCTGCGATGCCGCCCGAGATGCAGCTTCCCGACACGATGCCGGCTGGTGCTGGCAACAAGTCGTGGGACATTTACGGAACCTATCTCAATCCGCCGGTTGACCCTGTGCTTGTGGGGCAAGATGGCGTGCTGGAATACGACTGATGCCAACCATCAACTACCTTTCGCCGGTCACTGACCTCAAGTCGGGGGATCAATTCCCGATTTGGGTTCCGACGCAGGGCGATACCCGGAAGGGTACGGTTGGCCAAGTGCTGACCTATGTTGGCGAGAACATTGAACTGCCCGCTGACCAAGTGACGTACATCGCTCCCGGCGCAAGCGCGGTTGAGCGGACTGCCGAGTCCAAGCTCTCGGATACTGTGTCCGTGAAGGACTTTGGTGCGATTGGTGATGGCGTTACGGACGATACGGCTGCGATTCAGGCGGCGATTGCGGCAATCAAT